AGTCAACAGTTGGTACCCAGAGTGAGATTCGAACTCACAGAATTTCTCCTTTTGAGAGAGATGACTTTTCCAATTTGTCCATCTGGGCACTGGTGGGCTGACTGAGAATTGAACTCAGACTCAATCGATTATGAGTCGATTGCTTTACCATTAAGCTATCAGCCCAACATTTGGCGGAAGATACAGGAATCGAACCTGTCTGCCCATTTCTGAACGAAGGTTTAGCAAACCTCTGTCGCACCTTGCAACACATCTTCCAAACTCTGGCACCCAATGAAGGAATCAAACCTCCACTTCTGCGTTCGTAGCACAGCGTGATATTCATTTCACTAATCGGGTATCTGGTACCTCGTGACAGATTCGAACTGCCGACCTTCTCCGTGTAAAAGAGACACTCTACCACTGAGTTAACGAGGCACATAATATGGCGGAAGACGGAGGAGTCGAACCCCATCCGATTTCTCAGAACCCAGTTTTCAAGGCTGGTCGCAGTACCAACACCGCTGCATCATCTTCCGTAACTTTGGTTCCCGATAGTGGTAACGATCCACTCGCCTATCGCTTATCAAGCGATTGCTCTACCTCTGAGCTAATCGGGAATAATTTGGTGCTGCCTGTAGGAATCGAACCTACTTCAATGGTTCTTCAAACCACCGCTATGACCACATCAGCTAAAGCAGCAAGTATTCTTTGGGGTGACTACTGGGAATTGAACCCAGATAAGCGGAATCACAATCCACGACTTTACCATTAAGTTATAGTCACACCAAAGAACACTGGTAGGAGCACAGAGAATTGAACTCTGATTTGCTGGTTAAAAGCCAGCTACTTTACCATTAAGTTATACTCCCATATAAAAACACATTTCGAATACTGTACTAAACAGAAACTACTCATCACAGGTGACCTGCTGAAATGTGTTTTTATATGGCAGGGGATACAAGAATCGAACTTGTACTACTTGAGTCAAAGTCAAGTGTGCTACCACTACACCAACCCCCAACAGAATCCTGAATTGTAAAAGAACAATGTTTAAAGCACGATGGCTATAAAACAAAAAACCCTCTGGACTTTCATCTCAGAGGGTTTGGGTAAGTAGACTGGTGTCAGTTACTTCTTATCCAAACCCTCGGCATCCTCAATCGCATTATATCCAAATGATGTGCGTGAGCATGTCCAGCCACTTAATAGCGGGAGATGTCTTTGCATTTGTTTGGATATCATTTTCGATTTCATGATTGAATTATACTACACCTTTGATTATTTGTCAAGCACTATCTGAAATAACCTTACATCTTGTATGGTTTTGTTTCAGACAGTAATCTATTTAGTCACGATTTTAGTTCACTATTGAATTAAAGACAACTATTTTGAATTTATTTCCAATTTATTTTGGTTGTATTAACAGTACTTTTACCAATCAACATAACAGTCCATGCAATGCTGATTCGACAATTATCTATATCATTTAAACTATCTCTACTATAATCTTCTGCATCAGCAAATAATGATTGAACAGAATGTGGTAACCAACTATGCCAGATTAACATTTTCCCAGGTTTAGGATTGATATATTGTATACCTGCATTAAGATCATTTCTCTGAGAATAATCTGGTTCAATAATATGAGGTGCGTGTCCACGAGGATCTGAAAAATAAGTCATACTTGAACCATATGGAATATTGATATACAATATTCCACTTAGATAACTGTTTGGATGAATATGTTCCATATGAGAATGAGCTCGTGTAGCGATATTTCCCCACATATTGTTAATGTAAAACCCATCACGAACGACTTTTAATTCATCCAAAACGCTATGCGTTTCTTGTGCTATTAATGTCTTTAAGAGTAGAAACTCTGGACGATCCATAATATTATCATTAGATTGCCAGAATAAACTATTATGATTCAATCCATCATTATCTTTTTTAAGAGAGTGTAACGAACTCTTTAAAGAATTGATCATATTCATATCTGAAATTTCATATTCAAATACAGGTGTCGGAAACAACAACCTTAAATTTCTAGATTCAATCATACTATCTCCAATTTAATATTACATTTCGCCAAAAATTCTAAACCATCATCATTTTTATATGATTCACGATAGTAAACTTTATTTATTCCTGCACCATGAATCAACTTAGCGCAATGAATACAAGGAGCATGAGTGCAGAATAAACTGGCACCATTGCCTGATTCACCATCACGAGCCAATTTGATAATTGCGTTTGCTTCAGCATGAATAACCTCATGTTTTGTAACTGTTGTAATTGTGTCATCTGAATGTTGCACGATGTTCTCACATTCGTTTGTCCAACCAGATGGCATTCCATTATATCCAATTGAGATGATACGATTGTCTTTTACGACAACCGCACCGACCTGCAATCGTTTTGCACTGGACAACTCTGCGAATCTCTCCGCAGTGTCCATGAATGCATCAATCCATTTTTGTTTCATCGTACTACTGCTTGTCCTACGACTGCTCCAGGTTTCTGTAGTGCTTCTTCACGCTTGCGTTTGTATTCTTCGTTCTCTACAGGTAGTAGCTGGAATGTACTTGGCTGGACTGCAGATACCTTTGGTTCATCTTCCAACTCTTTAAACTTGTCTTCACGATTCTTATTCGCACCAACTGGTTGAGTCATACGACGAGCATCTTCTGTTGCGATCTTAAACTGGACATATGCACGATACACATCTCCCTCTTTGAACACAGCAATATTCTCTCGTTTAAAGAATCCCATTGCTTGCTTCACACGAACCTTTGTGACACGATCAATTTCTCGTTCAACTGCAGCACCACCATTTCCATTCTCGGTGGTCGATTCACGAGTAACAGAATCAATATCTGTTCTCAGTCTTGCAGCGAGTTGTGTCTTAGCACTAATGGTTGCTTTGTCGATGGCGAACTGCATATCTTTCGATACATCAGTTGCAGTGACTACGATAAATTTGGTATCCTCTGGATCTTTTGCAAGATACCACTGAGGAATGTTATCGAGTTTGTTGGCTGGAATCTCAACTGTTTTGTTGGGATCTGCCTTAAAGGTGGAACATCCAGATAGGGCTATCACAGATGCCATTGTACAAATCATAATATATTTCATTTCAAGTTCTCCGTTTAATCACAAAATTGTGGTACACTACTCGCCTAGCATTGATAGGCACTGACGAAATCTGTCGATAAATCTCATCTCTCGTCATACTGCTCCTAAAAGTAATCTTAACTTTGGTGAAGACTGCCATCAGTGTATCTTTACTTTCGGGAGCATTGGACATTATGTCTGCTTGCCACCAGATACCATCAGGTAAAGTCAACTTACCATGTAAGAGATTACTCTTAATTCCATCATAGGGATACATCATATGCATCTTGTCGTCGTATACACTAAACAAGTAAACATACATTGGCTCTCTAGTGATTACATCAAATGGATATTTCTGTCCGTTGTATGCAAAGTAACTGGCATTTTCAATATCTCCTGCCAGTGGTCTGCTTGGATCAAGTTCAACCTTAACCTCAACAACACAAACATCTTTCTTCTGTTTTACCTTCTCACTTAATACTTTCTTTAAAGTACCAGCAGATTCAATTTCAGTTTTCTTAACATAATCGCACTCAATGCCTTCAGCATTTCGTTCTCTGCAAATATGTTGTTTCCTTACTTCAAACTCTTTCTCAGCATAGCGTTCAATGGCATCACTAACAGCAAGTGCCTTTGCTATATTACAATCAGTGGACTCACCTGTTCCAAACGAAACATCTGCGTAAACATTGGCACAAAGTACCAACCATAATATAGCAAACTTCTTCACTTTACGCTTTCGAATCCTCAATGATTTTATCTAACTCTTTGGCTGCATCCCAGTACTCTTCTGCAAGACCTCGCCATTTAGTGACTTCTATTTCGTCACCTTCCCATCGAAGCCAAACCTCACCATCCCAATAACTATACTGAGGAAAATCCCATGCAGCAGTAGTTACTTCATAACGACCAATATGTACAGGGTTTACTGATGCATCGAACCACTCTGTTCGTTCCAATTCATTCAGTTCTTCTTCGAACTGCTCTTCTTCGTATCGTTCTAGATCTTCAAGAGCATTGGTAAAGTCAAGAATGTCTTCAGGTAAGTCTTCAATTGAAGCACGATCTGTCCAGTCCATCTCAAAGTCTTCGTTAAAACCATCTTCGAAACGACCAGCAAAACCCATTCCAGGTTCATGATACATTGCACGAACAGACCAACCTTCTGTCTCTAAGAATTCATACAACGCAATTGGAGGAGACCATGCAGAATCAAAATGCATAACAATGGTGTTGTCGTCTTCTCGTTCCCAATCCATCATGGAAACATCCCACTTACAACCCCAGTTCTCACAAGACCAACCATAATCCCACTCACCAGTAGGATTAGGTCGCAAATAGTTAAATGGTTGAGCATCTTCTTTAAGCAACTCTTGCTCAAATCCGTCAATCACTTCTTTATTATCGTTGTGCAATGTTGCACTGTTATAACACCAATTAGGCATAAGTCACTCCATTCATAATAAGTTTCAGTTAATCTATTATACTACTTTTTTGGTTGCAAGGCAACCTTTTCTTTCCACTGAGCAATTGCAGGAATGATACCTGCATCTGCCACTAGTTTCCATGTAATCTTTGGATACAGTTTTTGCAACTTCTGGTCTTTAACTGCAATAAGAATTGCTGCCTCAGTAGGATGGATGCCTTCCAACAGACCAATAAACAATCCTTCTCGTTTAACTGGTTTCAAATCCTGACGCATGAACACATACATTTTCTTTGCTTCAAGAAACAAGTTTGTGTCACACATTCCAACTGGTTGATCAGCAGGTTTGAAAGGTGGCTCCCCCTCTGGAAGAAGCATCTTGTGCGAAGGTAAGAAGTTGTGAGCAAACAATACCTTTAGCAGAAATTCGTTCTTATGTTTTTCAATTGTCTTTGGATCGTCATTGATCTCTTTAAGCATTTCGGTCACATATTGTTTCATTAAAAATCCTCTAGTTCGTCTAATAGTAAACGGCAACGATGCTCAATCAAATAATTCATGATAGTCATCTTATCACCACTCGGTTGTGTATTTATGTATGCTTTGATAATGTCTTCAGAAACATCTGGTGGGATATGATCAAAGTCAACCAATACACTATTGCGTTGCCAATTGCGTCGTTCTTCATCAGTTTTGCATGCAATGAACCCATTATCAAAGAACTCTTGTAGTCGTTTAGCACTCATTGGCTTTTGTCGTTCACCTTTCATGAAAACATCGTCTTTGCTTAGGATGTTTGGTACTCCATCACCAGTATCACCCTTAACGATATGTTCAATCTTATGCTCAATAATTTCTTTCTGAGTTGCAGTGATATATTTCTTCTGCATCGGAGACCACTGCTTCACATTGTTGAATAACTGCAACTGCTTAAAGTCTTTATCTGATGACAGAATCAATACCTTCTGTGGCTCTTCAACTAATCCCTCTTGGACTAGAAGATTCTCTTGCAGATACTTTACCAGTACTGCAATGATGTCATCTGCTTCTGCACGATCCACATGCAATACACGATATGGAAATACTTTGGCAAGGTCAGTACGCATTTCTGATAGTGTATCAAAGATCAACTTCCAATCGAGATCTGACTTGTCACGATTGCTCTTACGCATACCTTTGTAGAACTCGAAGAATTCTTTACGCCAGTACTTACGACCATCGCAACAGATGACCAACTCTCCGTAATCTTTACCATACTTTTTCTTGTATGATTTAAGAGTGGAAAGAGTCACATGACGAATAAGATTCTTTACCTCTGCTTCACTACCTTTCAACTCACGCTGGAAAGTAAGGATGGCTGCAAGTGCCACCTGACTATAATCAACTAATATCATATTAAAATGCTCCCAGCAAAATACATTCTTCATTGACACGACCATTCGGTACAGTTACCGTAGTGGTTAATGGTTTCATTGCACCATTCAATGGACGCTTACCCAGTACTAATCCCTTAAAGAATACATCTGGCTTACGCAACATCTGTGTTTTGGATTCTTTAATATCGAATCCGATAATTGTAGTACCCTTAACTGTAAGCACATCGTTGATTGCTTTGTAAACAGTTACCTTACGATACTTCGTGTTGTATACCCATACTTCAGACGATCCAACAATCGTCTCTGGCTTGATTGACTTAAGATTCAAGTCAGCAAATTCTTTCATGTACTTCATCTTGGCAACCACTTTACTTGGTGGTTGTGGCTTACGCTTTCGTGGAGCACGATTCGCTTTAGCAGTCTGCACTTGTTGTTGGCAATCAGCAATGATTTCTTCAACAAACTCAGCAAACTTCTTTAGCTCTCGTTTAGTGAGATATGAATAACCTTCAGTGAGTTGTTCATCTTCACCATCCAGTGCTTCTCGTAATTCCTGTGCTGTTCCAACGAACAATTCACCGATTCGTTTAGCGATGGGTGCTGCAACTTCGTGTTTCAGTAGATAGTTTTTGGCAGAGAAGTTACTCTTACCTCGTGTAACAATCCACTCATCAATTGCACCTTCGAATTCACCAGCATGTTCTCTGGCTTTCTCTTCCATTCGATCTTGAATGGATATGACATTTGTTGGTGTTTTCACAACTTCAACTTCTTCAATAAATTTTGCAGCATCAGCAATCAATTCCTTTAACTTGTTCGTAAAGAATGGGCTGTATGAAGACAATTGTTTCAAGTCTGTCTGCTCGTTTGACATGAGACGACATAGTGAACCAAATGTGGTAAATTTGTAATCAGGGAGTTTCTTAAGTTGTTTAGCAATCTTGGGTTCTTTCTTTGAGAAGAACTCAATCGTAAACATCTTCTGTTCTTTCGCACCAGTGTGCACAGAGTAGTAACCCAACGCACGACTCAGACTGGTCGTAAAATCAATCTGGTCGATTGTTGGTTCGAACTTCTTTTGTGACAACAGAATTGCATTATTCTTTGCACGACGCTTTGCAGTATTCACAGCCATAGGTTTGTAACCTCCATAATATAATATCTATTATACCGCAATTCGCAATTAAAGACAAGCACTATTTTGAAGTAATTTTCTCGTATAGTTCCACGAAGTCCTCGTGGTCTGCAACTTCCTGTGCAAGATTCTGCTTATGATATGTCTTTGCAATCTTGGAAATAACTTTCTTCGGGATTTGCAATGTATCAGACTGTTCTTTAACGATCTCTCGAATTAGATCTCGTTCTGCCTCAGTACGAATCATTGAGTTGCTAATCTCTTGAATAGCACCTTGCAAATCTTTCTTCTGTTCAGGTGTTAATGCGTAATTCATTTCTTACCTCCAAATGATACTCCATTAGTTCCACCAACCACACCACCAAGAATGACTGTAGCCATCCATGTTTCAAGTGTAACTGGAATTGCTAATGCAGGGAATAATGTATTCAGTGACCAAATAGTTGCTATTGGAAAAACAACCAGCAACACCAATATTACTACTAATACGAATAAAATTTTCATAGTTCAAAACTCACTTTAGTTACGGAGTCCCATCGGAAGGATCTCCATTCTTGTTTTTCTGTATCGAAGACACGGACTGCGGAACCAGAATCCTTGGAATTTGTTCCTTCGGTCTTTGGTTGTTTGTCTGTTGGAATTCGTCCTTCACAGAGAGTACATCGCATATCTCTAAGTGTACCATCTTTTTTGGTAAAAGTAACACACAAATCTTTTGTTTTGTCGTCATGTAGAATTCCTAGAGTCCATGTTTTAAATTCCTCGAATTCTTTATCCGTTTTGAATACTGTCTGCATTATCTAATCTCACTTTCAATTCATTAATAATTGGTACAAAGAACTCTTTGAATTCTTTTGGATCAAAGAAACAAGTATGACCACCATCAATTACAACTTTGTCGTTTTGATCGACCAGTTTATTCTTGACTGTAAATTCTACTGTTGCATAAGATGTTCCCACATTATGGTCTTTGATTTTGATTGTCCTTGTTAAACCTTCTCGATAAAGTTCATATTCCAAGTCCATGGTCTGCCTTTCTGTGCTTTGGTTGACGAATGTACTGAACCTTACTCCCAACTACACGCATGCGGTATTTGGGAGTGCGTAAATCCTTTGCTATTGGATTTCTAGGTTTCATTGTTCTATTATACATGTCTTTCTCTTACAAGGCAAATTTCTTTAATAGTTGTTTTGCATCTTTGCAGTCGCCCATCAGATTATCCATCTCTGCGAGAATAATCATTTGTTGCAAACTATCTGCAAGTTGCTGGTCTTCCTCATCCAATAGATCATACCATTCCTCGTATTCTTCCAGTGAATCCAAAGACCACATATGGTCTAGCATCTCCACTTGATACTCAGTCAGGTTTTCTATTTGAATCATACCATTTCCTTAATGTTAGACCACTTGGCTAACTTTGCTCGCTTGGCTTGTGCTGCTCTTGCAACTACACTGGCATCGATGATTTCTTCCTCAGTCATCATTTCAATCATGCAAAGTAAATCACCAATCTCTTCTTCGAGTCGTTCACGATTCGTTGCACCGAGATGTTCTCCGTCAACTCCAAATCTGAACACCTTACTTATCGCTTGCGCAACTTCAGCACACTCTTCTTGACAGATAAGCATAATTTCTTCCTGTCGTGCTGTCTTCATTCTATTGACTGCAAATTTATTCATAATCACCTTTCAAAAATTAGTGCTGGTTTTTCTTTATAGTCTGTAACCAGCAAAAATAGACTGCTGCTGTTTTGGCTGTTTAAGGTCTGCCACGGATATCCCTCCAGTAAGACCGATGGGATTTTAATCCCAATTCTTTTTATCACCAAATCGTTCGTTGAATTCATAACCCATAAAGTATGCACGCATCTCAGCGATACTCATATCTTTTGATTCAATTCGATCACCATTGTAACTTCCTTCAGGATACCAGTGTGGATCTTGTGGACGACTGTAGTGACTATCAGCTGAACCACGATCAAATGGACTTCCATGAGTGCGATCAAACACTTGGCCACGATACTCAACTGTATTCTTTTCTTCAATAATCATATTCATTGTGCTTCTCCATAATATTGAGCATCATCGTTCGCCACTTCATCGGCATAAGACAAAAACTCGTACTGTTTTTCAATTTCCAACTCTTCTCGCTGTTCAAGAGCAGTTTGAACCCACTCGAATGGAACTCCAAGTGTAACTGAGATAAACTTAGCGGACATACCTTGTTCGATTAAGTCATCAATTTGCATCGCCAATTCAGCCATTTTACTCATAATTATACCTTTGAAATTTGAACATCATAAGAAACACGATTCATCTTGTGGTCATAAACATGCATCGTTGACGCAATACCAATTGCATTGAACATGTTTTCAAACAACTGACGAACTACTGTATTTACACCAACAGAATCACCAACTCCACGCTTGATAGCTGCACCTGTAGTATAAAAAGATACACCATTTACAATCACACGATATTTCATAATCAATCCTTATTTAAAAACTATCAAAGCCAACAAGATGCTGTTGAAGAAGAAACCGACTGCATTTGATACGATATACAGCGTATCTTTTTGCACGATTGCTCTAAACAAGAACAACATCAAACCAGACCAAACAAGAATCACCATGCTTACTGGTGGAACATTGTTTGAATAACCTAAAATCACTCCAAGAGTTGTTGGGAGAGTAGCACCATGAATCAGTACCATTCCTAACCAACCACTAAGAGCACCTAACTTTTTAATTGTATTTTCATTTTTCATACAACTATTATACCCCAGATTGCAATTAAAGACAAGCACTTTTTGGCAATAAAAAACCCCTGTAGATACAGGGGTCTAGGAGGGGTAATAACCCTACGATCTGTAGGGTTATCCTAACTTAGGTTATTTTTGAAGATTTTCAAAACATTTTCCCAACTCCATCTCTGGCTACCTTGGAGAACTCTTTCTCTATTTAATTGCATACACCCATGAACAGCATCTTGTAAGTTTTCATTCATGAATCCAGTCTCTGCTTGATCAATAACATCTAATGGTCCATCGCATGGGAATGCTGCAACTGGAGTGCCACAAGCCATTGATTCAATCATAACAATACCAAATGTTTCCCAACGACTAGGGAATACAAACACCTCAGCATTAGCGTAATATCTTGCTAAATCTACACCTGTTTTAAATCCAGTGAAAATTACCTCAGGATATTGTTTCTTGTAGGTTTCAAGCATTGGTCCATCACCGACCATAACTTTGTAGTATCCAGGATAGTCTAACTTAAAAAATTCTTCTAGATTCTTTTCTTTGCTAACACGACTAACACAAAGTAAATACTTACCGTTAATGTTATCATGTCTATGTGATGCATTAAAGATTTCTCTATCAACACCACGAGTCCATGGAATGACTTCTCCACCAAACCCATGTGCCTTAAGATCTTTGACCATTGTATCAGTGGTTGTTAAAACTTTACCACTATGTTTATGAAACCAACGAACAAATCTCCATGTTATCCACTCAGGAATGCCAAATAAGGTTTTAAGTCCTTCAGGAAACTTAGTATGATAAGCAGTGTTGTGGCTAATACCACATTTTGAAAGATATGCTCTAGCCCACAAACCCAAAGTACCTTCGGTGGCGATGTGGATATAATCTGGATTGATCTCCTCAATCTTCTTGCCCACTTTCCATGGAAGGGTAATCTTGACTTCGTTGTAGCGAGGGCAATCAAAATGGCGGAACCTGCTGGGATCAAGATAATCAACAGTATAACCATCCCGAATCGCACACGCTTCAATATTTTTGTAAGTGGTAACGACACCATTGATTTGATCAGGTAAGTTGTCTGTTACTATCAGTATCTTCTTTGTCATTTTCTTTAGTCCAAGTTACTATTTCCCAGCGACCATCATGATGCTCAACAAGAGCAGTGCACGATTCGACCCAGTCGCCATCATTCATATATTTAACACCATCTATATCTTTGATTTCTGCATGGTGTATATGACCACAAATGACTCCATCGAAGCCACGCTTCTTACAGTATGCTGCAAGATTCTTTTCGAACTGAAACATAAAGTCTGCTGCTTTCTTGACTCTATGTTTTAAGAATTGACTTAAACTCCAATAGCCGAATCCAAGTTTATGGCGAATCCAATTGAATTTACTATTCCAATCAAGAACTAAATCGTATAGTTTGTCACCAAGAAATGCAAGCCATGGAGCAAGTCGAGTGATACCATCGAATAGATCACCATGTGTAACTAGGTATCGTTTACCATCTACACCGATATGTTCTGTTTGATTTTTAATTTCAATCAGACCGAAAGAAAATCCGTATGGGATCATCGGTCTTAAGAATTCATCATGATTACCTGCTATAAAAACGACTCTAGTTCCACGCTTGGCATGACCAAGTATTCTGCGGACAACATTGGTATGGCTTTGTTTCCATCGCCATTTGTTTTGTTGAATTTTCCAAGCATCAATGATATCACCCACGAGATATAGAGTCTCGCAGGTATTATGTTTTAAAAAGTTATTTAATTTGCTTGCTTGACAATCACGAGTACCTAAGTGAACATCACTTATGAATATCGTTTTATATTTCATTACACTTTTAACTCGCCACGCTCTATTAAAATTTTCTTATTAGCTTGATGTTCTGCTTGTGTTAAATCTTTGTTCTCACCTTTGTATGGCACTGCGTAATTGTTTTGAATTAACCAGTCGTTGACACGAGTCCCATCTTCGAGAATAAAAACTCCAAGAATTCTACCAAACTTGTCATCGTTGCTGTCAGGTTTTTGTGTTTCAATAATTTGCCAAGAACCGACAGGTAATTTCTCTGCCAATTTCTTTTTAGAAAGTTGACCACGAACCTTTTCTTCTGCAATAGCAGTTCTTGATTCTGGAGTATCAACTCCAGCCATACGCACTCTTTGATTAGCAAGGATGATTTTGAAACCTAGATCCAAATCAATGTCAACTGTATCACCATCAAGAACTTTAATAATCTTACATTTATATTGATACATAATTATTCCTTTTTAGCAAACTTCTCCGATGCTGTGAAACCTAGTCCTGCAATCACAAGATATATCATTGATTCGAACAAAACAGGTGTCACTTTATATCCATGAATGTCAGCAACGAACGCATAGCCACACAATAAAAATGCCAATAGTGTTATGACTCTTTTGCTGCTGACAGTTCTATTGACACCATCAGATAACATACTGTTTAACCAGTTCATAATTAGTCGTTTCTACTATTTCTGAAAGTTGGATCACCAGATTCATACACTGGCATTGTAGTCGCATTTGCTAGTGGTGATACTGCTGGAGCCATACCCATACCCATCGGCATCGCTGGTCTTGGCATTCCACCAACTGGAGATGGACTAGGTGTAGATGGTGTAGGTGCAGGTGGTTTATTCCATCCAGAGTTTGCTGCTTGTAGTGCAGCTTTCTGTGCATCTTTATCACTACCTGCCAACATGATACCAGATAGAGTACCTGTTAAGAATGTAGCAATTGGAACAATCAATTCAAAGAATTTTTGATCGATCGGAGAAATAGCATTGAGTGGCTGTGTCACAAAGATTAGTGAGTATAACACCACGAATACGATTCCAACTAAGGTGAATGATAAACAGACACCAATAAAAAACTTGAGACGAGCCATTAACTGCTCTTCTGTATACATAAGATTATCCATTACTTACATTCCTTCACTGGTAAAGATTGTTGTTGTTGCTGCATTGCTAATATATTCTGGGCTTCTGGAGGTGGTCCAAGTCTTGGGTCTCGCTGTCCCTTGAATACATGTTCTACGCATGTTCTAGTCACATCGCATAGTGGTTTCTGGCAAATTGGCTTCTCCCAATTTCCTGGATCTTGGCAAGGATATCTAAAAGATTCCTTGCTATAAACCGCAAAACCGATTGGAACAAGTAATAAAATGCCCAAAGCCATGAATAGGTATTTATCTCTCATGTTGATCCTTTGTTATAATTATAATGTCAACAAACTTATTTAGCCAGAGGGTTATCTAACGCTTTTTGAATTTTGCTGTCCATTTCTTTACGGATAGTACGCATATCTTGATCGACTTCACGATTAAGTTGTTTACCATCTCGCTCGACCTGCTCGACTACCTTTTCTAATCTACGAACATCTTGCTTTAAGTCATTCTTAATATCTTGAGTATATTGAACAGACTTTTCAGAGTTCTGCATAGTGATTTCCATCTTCTTGTTCAACTCTGATAGATCAGGAGAAACATACTCCGCAATCTTTTTCTTCATACCCTGATAGTCTTTATAAACCTCAAATGTTCCGTATAAACCACCAAGAACAGATGATACGATTGTAGCTGCAACCATTAGTTTGGCTGGAGTGAACTCATAACCACCGATTGCAATAACTGTATCTTTGCTGGCATACTTCTTTGCAGCATCTTCTAATTCATCGACCTTCTTATTTAAATCTACTTTTTCTGACATGCTACATTTTCCTTATTGTGATAGAGGATTATCCAATGCTTTTTTAATCTTCATATCAACTTCGCTTCTCAACGCACGGATTTCCGCTGTTGCTTCTTTTTGGTTTTTAATTAATTCTTGTGTTACTTCTTTCACGCTCTGATCACTATATCTACGCACTTCTTTTAATGTAGTGTCAGATTCTTTTTTAATTTCTTTGATTGCTTGGTCAGTATCTCTCTGACTAGACTTTGTGGATCTTTCCATATTCTCAACGACACTCTCAACTCTACGAACATCTTGTTTTAAATCATTCTTGATGTTGTTAGTGTACTCAGTCATCTTGCTAGTGTTTGCATCCAGAACTTCCATCTTTTTATAGAGTTCTGTTAAGTCTGGAGTAACATACTCAGCAATTTTCTTTTTCATACCCATGTAGTCTTTGTATACTTCGAAAGTACCATAGAGACCACCGAGTAATGATGATACCAATGTAAATGCTACCATTAACTTAGCAGGAGTGAATTCATATCCACCAATACTAATTACGGTATCTTTACTTGCGTATTGTTTTACAGCCTTTTCGGCTTCGTCAATCTTTGCGTTGACATCTTTGATTTCTTCAGCCATTTTAATTTCCTTTATCTTCCTATGTAATGTTTAGGTTTTGCGTCTTCTCTTCTTTGTTTCTCAGTTTTTGGAAATAATTCATAACCCAACTGAGGATATTTTCTCATTCTGTCTTCAGCAACAAATACCATTATAACAAAAATAAAAACCAGTATTCCTAGAAACCACCCAATCCACCAAGTCCATGCGTAAACTGTTTTCATAAATCTGGCATGTTCAAGATCTTCTTTATGTTGCCTTTCAATTTGTTTCTTCAGAGCAACAGCTTGTCGAGCATTTAGTATCTTAGACTGCTGTAATACTTCTGTCCAAAGAGCACCCAATTCTGGTGGGCTTTGATATATCATTATCTCACGCAATTCAATTTCCATCTGCTCAAGTTTCTTTTTCATCAGAACTCTTTGTAGAGCACGACTACCAACAGAAGCATCGCCAGTGTATAATTGGTATGATCTTTTTTCTTCTGCCTCAAAAACTGCTATACATTTCGCTTGATTATCAAAGAAAGCACCTAGATGTTGACCTAACTCAAAATAAACATCACCAGAATCTTGTTTGTTTAATTCTTTTACTCTTGCTTTCTCTTCATTTAATTGTTTAACTGCAGCAGGTGGTGGTGTCTTTCCTTTAGCAGCATAAGCACCATGAAACTGTTCATCTAGATCTTTAAGTACATCCTTAATATCTCCAGCTGCACCCTTAATGTCTTTATAGAGTTTACACCCAGCCTTTATTGCAGATACTGCACCATTAGCAAGAGCAAATAGAGTTAATGGATCCATTATCTACCCTCATATTGTTTCTCCACCATTTCATTGTGAAGTTTATCAGTGCCACCAAACATTCTTAAGGCACTACGATTGTCAATAGTCTTTTGATTCCCATAAACTTGATAAGGTTTATAGAACTGTTGTTGTACGATTAGTTGTTTACTATATGCATCAAATCCAGGAGTAAATCCCATTGCTTGGATAACTACATTCTGAACTTGTTTTTGTGCTTCTAAGTCTGATGCTTTACCCATTTCATTGGCAAGGTCTTTACCTTTCTCTACTGCTTCTGCTTTTGCTGCAGCTTCTCTTCGTTCTTGGAGTGCTTGACGAGCAGTTGGTGCTGCTGGTTTATCAGATGACGCTTGAGAATTATTAGAATTCTGTGACGGAGAATTGCCTCCAGAGCCTTTCGGAGCATCATCTTTTTTATCCTCTTGTTTGTTACCACCCTTTGGTTCACCACCACCCTTTGGTTCGTTCTGAGCCATCTGTTGTTGTGGTGGCGGTGGTGGTGGTGCTAATTGAACTGCACCAGCAGGAGCAGTTGCTGAGTTTGCTGATGGTGGTGGCGTAGCAATTGCTTTGTCCACATTACTATCACCTGTTTTTGAAACACCAACAGCAACCGCACCATCCGAACCAACTGTAGTTGAAGCAGTTGTTGTAGAAACAGGCTGATTGGCAGGATCGTTTCGTGCTACTGTACCTGCAGTTGCTACTATTGATGCAGTTCCTTGTTGTTCAAGAACCATCTTAGTTGCATAAGCAGTCGCATAATTCGGGCAGGTTCTATCATACAATCCATCTAATGAACATTGTTGTGCTTTATATGCTTCGGTATATCCAGAACATGTTGTAGAATAAAGAGCATTGATAGTACACTGTTGATTATGATAGGCTGAAGCATAACCTGAACAAGTTGTAGAGTATAGTGGATTGATTGAACATTGTTGATCTAGGTAAGCAGCTGCATAACCTGGACATCCTGTGTCATATAATTGATTAGCAGTACACTGTTGAGTATAATATGCGTTAGCGTATCCAGAACATGTTGGTAAGTATAATGGATTGATAGAACATTGCTGATTGTTATATGCAGTTTGATATCCAGAACATGTTGTTGAGTATAGTGGATCAGCTGAGCACTGTTGAATTAAATATGCAGCTTGATATCCAGAACAAGTCGTTGAAAAAAGTGGATTTGTTGTACATGGATCAAGAACAAAATCAGGAGTTTGTCCAGTAGTAACTTGAGTCAATCCTGGAATAGTGAAGTTCTGATACAAACTACCTTGTTGAATAACTGCAAACTCACCTTTAGAAGCATCACCGATAACACCAATAGCAGGAGTATTCATTGTTATCAATGCGCCTGTCCAACGCATATCAATATTTCCAGTGTTGTCAATCTTTAATTCAAAGCTGGTTTTATTTTGAGGAACACCAAGTCTTTCAACATCATACCAACCATATGTCATACTACTGCTATTACCCAATGAGTAGTGGTTTCTACCTGATGCTCCATATAAATCAGTTTGCATCATTAAGATGCTATAATTATAAGCAGATGGAGTATTTCTATCAATAGTTATGCCATTACAGCAAAAGGTGTTGTTAGATGGAAACCCAGTCACAGGTGGACCAAACTGAACTGTACCATTACTATACATTGTAGAGTTGGTAAATGTTTTATCAAAGAATGGGAAAGTGAATCCTAATGGTACATTCGCCCATCCATCATCCCATAGTTGATAAGCAGTTGCTGCTGGATTATTGTTTATGTTTTGTAGTGGCTGTGGGTTAGCCATAACATTTAGTGACAGAGGACTTCCAGGAATTGGAATTGTCACTATTTGTGCTTGTGCCACTGAAACACTCAGTAAATAGCCAAGCAAAAGAACAACCAGAGACTTCACTGATTAGTCCTTACTTTTTACTTTTTGCGGTTGGCGATCTGGTGCTGCTGTCCAGATTTCTTTTGCAGACTCACCAATCTTACCATCAACTGGACAAGGTGTACCAGCATTCATCATTGCAGAGAATACTCGTTCATCTTGACACATGATAGAAACTGCAGCAACCTTCATACCCATGTCGTAAATACCACGAGCGAGTTTTAATCGTTCGCAATTTTTATCGACCATGGTAGAACCAAAGCTGATACCTAGAATTTGAGTTTGCGCTGCTCCAGATACACCGACTGCACAAACATCGGAGTTGATAACTGTTACTGCTGGAGCCACTGCAGTTGGTGGAGGGGATTTTACTGTTGTTGTGCTATTTGAAGTAGAATCTGTTGTGCTTCTACTAGTCGAGTCAGTTACGATGGGATCAGCCATCGCATAAGATGTAGTCATGATAAAAAGCACCGCTGTAGCGATCTTTTTGATCATTTTGAAACCTTTTTGTTGTTTTAGTTATAAGAGTATCATTAAGAAGTACTGCAACTCACATCTATAATTATTTAGGAGTAGTGTGTTATCCGACGAAAATATATTTAGTCGTCGTATTTCCGACTACTTCTTTTGCAACTCATCAACTTCTTTTTCGATAGTTTTTACACTAGGGGATGAAAACACACTCTGGACTCTATTCAAGAACGATTGTGCTTTCGGTGGTTTTTGTCCTGTTTCTTCCAAATGACGACCAAGTTGTTTTCGATTGTATAACTCTGGTTCCCAATCTTTAGTTGGTTCATCTACTTGGATTTCTGGAATTTCGGACTCCAACAATTCATTAACTTCTTTTTTAATTTCTTCTGGAACAACAGTTGTTTCCAGTGGTTCTTTGGAAAGATGTTCTGTCATATGATCAAACACAGAAGCATTGGTTTTAATTTGCACTTCTTTAATCTTTTCTGGAAAGTCTTCAACAGGTGGTTTTTCAAAGAAATCATTCCATTTTCTTGTACCAGTATGTTTAAGATTCCAGTTTGCTGCGATTAACAATAGAACTGCCAATGGGTCAAATACAATAACAATGAGTATGGTGACGATACGAACTGCTTTCTCAAGCATAGTGACATCATTCGCACTTTCGTCACCATATATCAATGCAGCGATATACTTAATTGGTCCTACTTCTGCTTCGACTTTACGGACTTCGCTGGCGATTGGGGCACGCTCTTCGTTGTACTTGGCGATCTTGGTTTGCGCAGCACCGATTTCGTTGAGGATTCTGTTTCTGTCTTTTTGCTGGGCTCTACGGACGGTAATGGCTCGCTCTGTTCCTTTGGCATCGTCTGTTCTTGCGATGGTTTGATCCACTTGAGCATCGAGTTGAGTAAGTTCTTTACGATTTGCATTGATATTTTCCTTTTCTGTTTTAATTTTCTCATCAATCAATGCTAATTTAGACTGAACATCTCCCGTGGGAATTGCTTGGTCTAAATGTGCTTTTGATAAGAATCCGAAAATGCCCATAGATGTTAATAACATTAACACTACTAAAGCACCCACAAAGTATGACTTCATCAATGTTGGAATTTCTTTCCAATTTCGATAGAGCCATGATGCAACTACAAGTTTCGATGCTTCAAGCAACGAACCCATAAGAGCAATTGGTACTACAGCTGCAGCAAAGATTGCGATAAGACCCATCACTGCATAATATGCAGCAAGAGCCGATAACGATAGTGCAACTGCAAAAAGTAAATATGTCATAGTTTGTTTTTAATATGAGAGCCATGGACTCGGACAGAAATCTGTCCATTGTAGTAGTCGTCTGACTCTAACACCTTTCGTGCAAACTGTTCTCGTGCTTCTATGTAAGAACATTCAGCTTTGGATTTACAAAAGAAAAGAATCTCACGAACAAAGTTGTCTTTGCCGAGAGACTCTACATCTTTATTTAGTTCTATACTCGAACCATAATACTCTAGCCAATCAGAATCTATTTTGCTACGGATCTTCTTTCGTTTCTTGATTCCGTTTTTCTGTTTAACCATTTTGTATGTAGTCTTGGCAAACTTGGATAGTTTCTTACCAACATACATACGATTGCTGGCTTTGTTCGTAATTAAATAAACAAAGCCAACACAGTCATCAGGGAGTTCTTCAATAAGTTCGTTATTATAAAGCCACATTAGAATAATCAGTAGTATAAACTACTATTTATTCTTCCTCTTCGTAATCGTCTTCTTCGTAAATATCAGCAGAGCACACAGGGCAGTAAACGATATCTTCCAATCGTTCTTCTGACTTGAGAATAATCTTACCTCTTGCCTGACATTCATTGCATTCAAAAATCTTAGTTGTCATTGTTTAGTCTCGGCTAGTTTTAATTTTTGTAGTATTTTGAACCACATCCATCCAATATCAAATTCAAACCATTGTCTGCTTAATTTAGGATTCGCTGGTTCAGCGTGATGATTATTGTGTAGTTCTTCACCACCAATGATGATACCAAATATTGATATGTTCTTTGAACGATCTTTGGTATCAGTATTACGATAACCAAACCAATGTCCAACACCATTAACGATACCTGCTGCCCAAAATGGAATCCATATCATTTGAATACCCCATAGGAGTAGACCAATCCAACCAAACAAAACTATGTTAATTGCTAACATAATCATAATACCTGCTCTGCTATGTTTAGAGTAGATGTTATTTTCCATCCAATCATCTGGAGTTCCAACTCCGTATTGATCAATCATCGCTTTATCTTTACTGGCTTCATGGTAAAGAAACGCACCACCGAACACCACTCTCCAAATACCATACACATGAGGTGAATGCGGATCGCCTTCTTTATCAGAGTTCTGATGATGTTTACGATGAATGGCTACCCACTGCTTCGTTACCATACCAGTAGTAAGCCACAACCAGAAACGCATGAAGTGTGCAACAGTTGGATGAAAAGTTATTCCTCTATGAGTCTGTCCTCTATGAAGATATAGAGTGACACACACTATGGTAATGTGTGTCATAGCCAACAGATAGATTAACTCTATCACGCTGCTTTACCCCATACATCACCCCATGTACCAGACAATGCACCTTTAGCGTAGTCAGTTACACGATTCTCAAAGAAGTTTCCGTGTACTGGTGCATTGATCATTTCTTCAACCCATGGAAGTGGATTCTTTTTAACTTTAAAGATACCTTTCATACCAAGAGAGATTAGACGACGATCTGCGATGTAACGAATATATTGCTTGACATCAGATGCAGACAA